AAGAGTCGCGGCAAGGGGTCCGGGTCGCGGCTGCGCAAGTGGGTGTGTGGCTGCGGTGTGATCGCACGCGTCGCGAGCGACGACTTTCAGGCGACGTGCCAGCGCTGCAACAGTGCGTTTGCACGCGGCGATGCAGAGGCGGCGGCGGCATGACACAGGCGACGACGGTCGGACGGGTAGCCACGTCTACAGGCATGTGGACGGGCTACCCCGTCGTCATCACGGCAGGGGTCTACGCGGGACGCTGGGGGTGGGTGGTCGATTCGAGGGAGGAGTGGCTGACCATCGCCGTGCCCACCCGGCGCCGGCATTTGAAGGTGCATTCCACCGACGTGATAGGCGTCCGGATGGTAGCTTGACACTGGGGTTAGGGTGGTTAGGTTAGGGAACGACAAGGAGGGACGATGCCCAAGCAAGGTTTGACCGACGAGGAACGCCGCGAAGCCCGAGACGCAGAGGCACGGGCAATGGGGCTGTGCTGCTATCTACACGCCTTCAACACGGCGGACGGGACGCATCCGGAGTGGGAGTGCAATTGCCCACACTGCGACAAGGAGGGACAGCGATGATCAGTGAGACGAAATGTGCATGCGGCTCCGGCCACCACAGGCATGCGCTCTACGACGGCTACGGGATTTTCCTCTGCTACGCGTGCGACGCGTGCGAGGCTAGGAGGCTCGCAGGGTATCGCCCGGACATCGGAGAGCGGTACGACTGTGACGAGCCGATTGACGAAGACTGATAGGGTGGTTAGATACGCACACACAAGGAGGGACTAGACAATGTTTGATCTGGGAATCAAGAGCATCAGCGGGACCGGAAATCAGGCGGATTTTACGTGCGGCTGCTTCTACGACAACAACGCCGGCGTGGCGGGGTACGCGCTCTTTACGTGTCCTCAGAAGCATTTCCAGGCGCACGCGGATCGGCAGGCGTTCCGCGACCACACGCGCACGCACAAGCGACGGCGCAAGGCGTGCAAGTTTTGCCAGGGCGCAGCGGCGCCGGAGGGGATATGACGATCGAGCTCGATGAGGCGGATCTGGAGCGTTTAATCGAGGCGCTCGACTCGCATGAGTATTGGCAGTTGAGCGACGAGAGCGAACGCCATTCGGGGTACGTGATCCTGCCAGGGGATCTCAGCGAGGAAGGCGAGCCGGTCGAGGATCTCGACGCGGAGAACCATGATGAGATACGCGCCTGCCGCGCGCTAGCCGAGCGATTGCAGGCGATCCGGGCGAAGCTGCGGCAGAAACGGAAAGAGGAATTGGCGCGGGATAAGGCAGAGCTCAAGGGAGGAGCGTAATGGCAGCTAAACGGGGAGACGCGTGGCGCAGCGTGCTCACGCCCGAGGAACGCGACGCGCTCGACGAGTTGACCGGCGCCACGCGTGCAAACGAGGAGCCGAGGTACAAGGTGCCGACGTCGGCGGAGTTGGCATATTTCTTGCGCGAGCTCTCCGCCGAATTGTATGCAGCGGCGCAGCTAGACCGGAAGCCGGGGAAGGTGCAACGCGTCAAGTGGAACGTCTACGCGTCGCACGCCGAGGCCATCGCGGCAGTGCTCGATGGGACCGCACGCAGCGTGCCGGGGGACAAGGTTTGACTTCTCTGCTAGTGTGGTTAGGGTAGGGTACGCCCGCAGCGGAAGCTGCTCTCTCCGTACCGGGACGCCGGAAACGCTAGCGACGGGGAGAGTGGCTTTCGGTGCGACGACGCACCACACCAAAAAAGGAGAAAGCGATGGGACTAGACCAGTACGCCTACACGACGACACGGGAGGACGCGGTCGGCGCGTTCGCCAACACGGAAGACCATGAGGGGACGGATACGCTCATCCATACGTGGCGGAAGCATCCGGATCTGCACGGCTGGATGGAGCGTCTCTATGAGGCAAAGGGCGGCGCCGGCGTCCAGATAGACACCGACGCGGACGGCGTTCAGCATCAGTGCATGGGGGACGAATTCAACGCCGGTCAGGCCGTGGCGCTCGACGCGGGGGATCTGGACAAGCTGGAGGAAGCGGTGCGTGCAAACGCGCTGCCGACGACGCGCGGCTTCTTCTTCGGGGAGTCGGTTCCCGAGGACAAGGCGAGCGATCTCGAGTTTTTGAAGAAGGCTCGAGAGGCGCTCGAGAAAGGACTCAGGGTCTACTACACGTCGTGGTGGTAAGTCTTCGCTCGATCAGCCACCACGGGGCGGACGGGGGAATGGTCCCCCGTCCGTTTTCGCGTTTCCACAAGGAGGGACTAGAGATGGCATTTGGCTGGAGAAGTACCGCGCCACCGGGGACGCGGAAGATAAAGGCGGCGGTGGCGCTGGGCTATCAGGCGCCGGCGCCGACGCGGGTCGCGGATCGGCTGACCGACGACGACGCCAGACGGATCGCGGAAGCTGTGGCGGCGGGGCTCGCAGGGGGCATCATTTCGGTGCTGATGACGGCGGTCTGGCTGTTCATCGCGCTCCCGATTCTCATCTTTGGCGTCGCGCCGGTGCTCATCTTCCTGATTGGTGGGGCGCTCGATCAGGCGGCGAATGCGATTCCACGGGCGACGCTCGACATCGGGACCGGGGTCGCGGGGCTCGCCGTCGCGCTCTGGCTGGGCGTGCGCTGGCTTGTCAAGCGGCGATAGTGTGGTTATCTATTGGCTACGGAGGGACTGATGCGATTCAAGACGACGATCGAGTTGGATGTCGATGTCGAGTTTTCGGCAGAGGCGAGCGAGCCGGATGTGGGCTATGTCGGCGGGGTGACGCTGGAGCGGGTGACGTTTCCGAAGGTGCTCCCAGAGGTGGGGGGCTGGACGCTCGATCCGACGGATCTTCCGGAGGATGTCCAAGCGGCGCTCACGCGGGACGTGACGGAGTATCTCGAAGATCAGGCGACGGAGCGTGCAAACGACGAAGCGGAGCGCCGGCGCGATGCAGAGCTCGACGAGTATTACGATCGCGAGCTCCATCTGAGAGACAGAGGGAGAGATCGGTGATGGCAACGGTACGCATGACGAATCGACGCTGGACGACACGCACGGTCGCCGGCGTCGAGTTGCATATTGGAGAGCACGCCGGCCAGGTCGAATGGGTCGGCGTCATCGAGGGAGAGGAGTGGCATTTCTTCGAGGAGGGGCGGACCTTGGCGAAGCGTCCGTTCACCAAACGCTGGCAAGGGTACACGGCGGACCATCTGACGGGCGCACGCAGCGTCAGTCTGACGAAGCTGGTCACCTGGGTCCTCGAGCATCGCGCCGAGTGGCGCGCCAAGCTGCGGGTACGCAGGGGGGCCGGGACACGCATGGTGGATCCGGCGGCTTGACAATCTGATACTGTGGCTTTACTGAGAGCACTACGAAAGCGAGGGACTATGGAAACCCATCTGCATCTGCCGACTGCGACACCGCCCAAGTGTGACTTTTGCTCCGGGCGTCCCGTCGTCGCGTGTTTCATCGCGTCGGACGCCAAGCTGGAATTCGAGATCGACGGCGAGGGGACACCGACGGGCGCGTTCAAACGCGTCACCTTGAGCTCGAGCTCGCATTGGGGGGCGTGCGAGGCGTGCGCGGACATCGTGCGAAGCTGGGACAAGGAGGACCGGAGCCACGTCGCGCAGGGCGCCATGTATCAACGGTGCCTGGATTCTGCGCCGCCCGAGATACGCAATTCCGCATCGGGGATCGCGTCGCTCTACCTGATTCAGGATCAGATGTTCTGGTCGGTCTTTCAGGGCGTCGAGCACAGTGTGGAGGAGGCTCATGAATAGCAAACAGCGTAAAAGTTTAGACGCGTTGCTGGACGGGATGGCGGAGACCGGGGAGCAACTCATCAGCGAAGGGCATGAGCACGCCGCGACGTTGTTCGGGCTGGAGCTCCGGGGCGAGAAATGGTGCGTCGTCGAGGTGGCGCTGGTCCCGATTGCCGATGCCAGCGTCAAGGATGCGCTCGCGGAGGTGATGCGGAAGATCGTCGCGCCCTTCGATGCCTACATCTATCTGAACGAGGCGTGGATGGTGGTGGCGAAGACCAAGGAGGAATGCGAAGCGATCATCGAGAGCGGGACACCGATCAAGGACCATCCCGCGCGAATCGAGTCGTTTAATCTCCATTTCGTCTCGAAGCTGGGCGATCAAGTGTTCCGGGACTACGAGATCATCCGGGATGCCAAGGAAAAGACCGCGACGCTGGGGCCAAAGCGGGAGACGGTGAATCCGATGGACGGGCGGTTTGCTAATTTCTACGACACCGACGACGTCGCCGTTCCCCGAGGCAGCGCATGAGTCGGTTAAACGAGAGTCGGCTCTGCCGTGCGACCGGGACGCATTCCTGGCACCTGGTGGGGCCGATTGTCGTCCTCGCGTCGGAGGGCCGGCGCGTCACGCTCGAGTGCGCACGGTGCGGGACGGTACGCATCGACGTCTGGTCGCGCCGCCACGGCGGCATCGAGCGACGGGGCTATCAGCGCCTCGCGGAGTACGCAGCCTATCTCAAAGACCACAACCGGGACGCAGCACGTTTAGACATCTTAGACAATACAAGAGAGGTTAAGGATGAAAGTAAGTACCCTCGCCTGCGACTTGTGCAAGGGCGTCGTTCCCGCCGTCGTCACGCTGTCGCTGACAAGCGACGACACGCCGCGAAAGGGTGATCCAGCAATCGACGTGTGCAAGGGGCATCTGGCAGAGCTCCGGGCGGCCTTCACCCCGCGCAAACGCGGGAAGCTGAAGACGGCGCTGGGGCGCGCACGGGTACGCAGCACGCAGGCGCGACTGGCCGGCGTCCAGGCGAAGCGCGAACGCGAGCGGGAGCGCCATCAGCAGAACGCACCGACGAAGCGGGACGCAGCGCGGGCGTTCATCGACCACGCGATCCTGGCCGCGATCCCGATGGGGGAGCGCACCGCCCGCGACGCGATCTTGAAGCGCACCAAGTTAACCGTGGCGGTGTATGCTAAGGGAATCAACCGGCTGGTCGAGCAAGGCTTCGTCGAGGCGTATGGGCCGAAATCCAAGATGCGGCGGTACGAGCGGACCGTGAGGGGAGACCGATGGGAAGCGAACCAGAAGACGATACCAGCGTCGAACGCGTCTTCACCCCAGGGATGAAGCGGCGGTCGGTTGTCCGTGTGCTCAAGAATGCGATGCATGATGCGCAACGCGAGCTCGGCACCGATCGCGTCGTCGGCATTTTCGGCATCGTCGTCCGGGAGGATGGGACGGCGAGTCTCTTGTCGGCGGTCACCACCGACGAGCTCCGGATCGTGATGAAGGCGATCCCCGAGGCGCTCCACAAGATCGCGATCGAGATCACGACGGGGAGGCGGGAGATGGGGCAATGAGAACGAAAGCGCCGGCGCGCTGGACGTTCCGAGGGTGGGAGGAGGTGATCGAAACCTACAATCGGATGGCGACGCATCTGCTGTGGGAGGAGCTCGTCACGCTGCACTCGAAGATGGCGGAGATCCACGCGATCTTGGAGCGGCGGACGAAGGGAGCGGAGGAATGAAGGCGCGAGTGAAACGCAAGAAGCCGATCCGGCGCGTCGTCGTCGAGAGCGGATGTCTCGCGGAGGCGCTCAAGAATGCGCACCGGATCGTGGGCGAGCTCGGCGCGGCGATCGTGGCGATGCATGCCACCGCACGCGACGCGGGGCTGCTGGTCGATGTCGAGTGCGAGATCCCGAGTGACGAGGTAGACGCCATCCGCGACAAGATCGGGGCGATCATCCTCTGTCTATCGCCGGCGGCGCGCTATACCATGCCGACGCTCTTGGCGATGGCGGCAGATGATGATGCACAAGAGGAGGTTGCGCACTGATGACTGACGTGAATCTGGCCGGGACCGTCTACATGGGGGCGAAGCGGCTCGTGCGTTTAACCGAGGCGATTGCCTGGCTCGAGGATCGCAAGGAGCAGATCGTGGACATCGGCATGGCGACGCAGGACGGGACGACGGGCGTCACCGTGTGTCCCGTGTCGCGGACGAAGCTCTTGGAGCTTCTGCGAGCCGAGGAGGCGTTCGTGGGACATCAGCTGGCCCGCATGACGCAGGGCGCCTACGCGTGAAGACCGGCTGGCTCGCCCGGGAGCGGAAGCGGAGAGCGAAGTTGGACGAGGATAAACGTTTACGCGAGGTGGTCCATCGGGTGGCGTTGGCGCTGGGCGAGGTGAAGGTGGTCGAGCGGCGGAAGGACGGCGTCGTCCTTGATCGCGCCGTCGCCAATAAGGATGCCCTGGTACGCGCACGGCGGGCGTACCGCACGGCGGCGACGGCGATCGGCGCGGTACGCATCGCGGCAGGGACCGCGACCGGGCGCACGCCGCTCGATCGGGAGCGCCGCGTCGTCTTGGAGTGCATGCGCCGGTTGACCGGGCTCGAGCGCGAGCTGACGGAGCTCGAGCGGCTGTAGCCAAAGTGTTACTGTGGTCGTGAAATAGGTTGACACATCCCCCGTGATTTCATAGACGGGGGATATGACGACGGTCGAGGCAGCCAGGGAGACGAGCCCGCTCCCGGTGAAGAAGCTGGTCGGGTTGATCCGGCTCGAGTGGGAGAATCTGGAGGGGGATCAGCGGGGCCGCTTCGTGCGCATCGGCACGCTCCTCTCGGAGCTCCGCCCCCAGGTCCCGCCGAGGAAATGGGGCCGGTTCGTCGCGGCGACGTTCCCGTTCTCCCTCCATAGCGCGACCCGCTACGAGCGGTTCGCTGCGCAGACGGAGCGGGCGCGGGCGACGGGGGGAACGGGGCCACGGCGGCTCTCGGACGTCGATCCCCCGCGTCAAGCGGCCCGTCCGCATCATCAGGCGAAGTCGTTCGCGTCCCATCAGGAGGAGCGCGAGCGCATCCGCCGGTTTTTCGATGCGAACCAGCGTTTACACGCGGAGCGCGTGAACGGGGCCGGGGAGCGCGAGCTCGAGGTCGCGGTGGCGAACCAGATCATCGACGTCGGGTATCGGACCTTGGCGCGGGAGACGCATCCCGATCGCGGGGGCTCGGACGCGGCGATGGTCCGGCTGTCGGCGGCGCGGGATCGGCTGCGACGCGGGCTCCGGCTGACGTGAACGATGTCCCCTGGCAGGTGGCCAGGGGGAGACGAGGGAGGGTATCATGGCAGATGAGACCGAGGAGTTTGTCACGATGACCGTGAAACTGCCGGCGGGGAAGAAGAAGGTCGCGAAGATCCTGGCGATCATGCTCGACACCACGCTCGGCAGGCTGGGGGGCGGCGCCGTCGAGGCGCGGCTCGACCAGGAGGCGCCCGAATTCACCCAGACGGTGACGGGCTTGATCGCGGGGGCACGGGAGCGCGCGGGCATCACGGCGCCGGCGCCGGCGATCGAGGAGCCGAAGGCCAGCTAGTCAGCAACACGGTTCGGAGTACCGGGGCCGGTCGCTCGAGAGGGCTGCCGGCCCTCTTTTTTCCTAGCAGCTTGACACATGCCATGTGCCACAGTATCGTGGCTCGCAAGCTGTTGGGGTCGGAAAGCCGAGGGACTACCAGGGGTAGTGCGTTGACGGGGTCGTTTAAACATTGGAAGGGGTGCGTGCTGTGGGCGAAGCCAACGGACGGCTGGTCGTCGATAACTCGATCCTCTCCGCCACGGCGAAGTGCAGTACGTATGCGTATGTCCGGTACGCCTGCGGGCTGAACACCAAGGACGAGAGTCTCGCGCTGCGTGCGGGCTCTGCCATCCACGTCGGCTTCGCGGTCTGGCTGTCTGGGGGGAAGCCGGCAGAGGCCATCCGGGCGATGTCGGAGGACTACGAGCACGCCGTCGAGCTCTATCTCCGGAAGGTCGAGCGCGAGCGTTTGAGCGCAGATGATCGCCGCTTCCAGCCGGAGTGGGTCGAGGCGATCTTCACGCAGTATCTCACCCGCTACGAGAAGAAATGGCCGTTCAAGGTGATCGAGCCGGGGTCGGCGGAGCGTCCGATCTCGGCACCGTTCGAGGTGACGATTCCGTCCGGGAAGGAGGTCACCTATGTCGCGCGGTTAGACGCAATTGTCAGAAAGTGGGAGTCAGGTGGGAAATGGTTGATGGATCACAAGTCCACGAAGAAGGTGAGCGAGTGGTGGGAGGCGAAGCAGAAGACGTCATCCCAATTTTCCGGACAGATGTGGCTGGCGCGCACCATGCCACTCGACGCCGAGGGCGTCGTCCTGAATGTGATCGAGGTCCCGGAGCCGCATCGGTCGGTCAACAAGTGTCGGGATCACGGAGTCTCCTATCAGGAGTGCTCCATCCGGCACGCGGGCTCGACCTTCATCTATGTCACGCGGAGCGAAGCGGAGCTCGAGGCGTGGGTCTTCTCTGCGAAGAAGCTGATCCGGAAATATGATCGGCTCCTCGCTCGCGCGGAGGAGATGGGCGTCGCGGGCGTCGTCGGCGTCCCGATGGAAGGGCGTTTCAACGAGGGGTGTACGTTTTGCTCGATGAAGGAGTGGTGTCGGCTCGGGAGGAACGTGAGGAAGCCGGCGGTCCGGGCGACCTTCGTGAGCGACGTCTGGGATCCGTTGAAGGAGACCGACGCCTGATGGCGAAGAAGCGCAGCGAGTTTAACCAACTGCTCGAGATGGAGTGCGGCGAGATTCCGCCGTACACCGGGAAATTCTGGGAGTATTTCGACGCCAATCCCGAGGTGTGGGTGCTGATCCGCGACATCGCGAAGGCGAAGCTGAGTCAGGGACGGCGGTTTGGGATGAAGCAGATCTTCGAGCGCATCCGGTTTGGCTACCCCGGCATGGCAGCGACCGACCCGGACGGCACGGGGCTGCGTTTACCCAATAATTATACAGCGTACTATGCAAGGTTGCTCGTGTTCGTTCGGCCAGACATGGGGGACCTGTTGGTGCTGCGGCAGTTGCATCCCAATGGCGGACACCGGGGTGGGAAGCCACTCCCGTTCAACAAGACGAAGACCGATGCCGTGGGGGCGCGGGTCGTCTATCTCTGGCAGCACGGGACCTGGCCCGAGGAGGAGTGAATGGCGGAGGCTGAGAAGGTAGCACGGCTACAACCGAAGCGGCCCGATCTCCACATCGCGTGTTACGGGGGACCGGGGGCGCGCAAGTCCACGTTCTTCTCGTCGATGCCGAAGCCGATCGTGGTCGCGCATTTCGATGCCATTGGGAAAGACCTTCCGTATTGGAAGCTGGGGAAGGTCGGGGGCGTCCAGCGGGATAAACGCGGCACCGAGTTTCGGGAGATCGTGGCGAAGGATGGGAATCTCGTCTGCCGGATCGAGTACTACACCGATCCGGTCGTCGATAATCCGAAGGCGGCGACGGCGTTTCTCGAGCGGCTGAATCGGTTACCGAAGGAGGTTGATCGGAAGGAGTGCTCGACATTTTGCTTCGAGACGGTGACGTCGTCGTCCCTGAAGGCGCGGAAGATGTACCAGTACGATCTCGAGCCAGACAATAAAGATCCCCGCAAATGGTACGCCGGCGCCGTCGATATTCTGGAGGAGGTCCTCCTGATCCAGTTGCCGGGGTTGCATTGCAACGTGTGCGTCGGGCTCCACGTCAGTAAGATCAAGGTCGAGGCGGAGGGCAGCCTGGTTCGCGCACCGCTCCTGCCGGGGCGACTGCTCGAGAGTTTCGCGAGCCAGTGGCCGGAGATCTATCGGGCGTACATCGACCGCGACAAGAAAACGGGCGAGCGCACCGGCTGGCTCCAGACCTTGTCGGACGAGAAGTGGGAGGCCACGACCCAGATCGAGGCACCCGATCCGTGCGATCAGATCTACAAGGCGCTCTGGAAGAATTGGGATCGGGCGTCCCACGACGAGTTGCGCGTGTAAGCGTGATATGCCATGGCATCGCTAGTTTAAACGAAAGGAGCCAACCATGGCAAAGAAGCGAGGGATCGCGGTCGAGAGCGGAGACGTGGTGCTGGTCCAGCTTGCAACGCGTGTGCCAAAGCCACTCTACCGGGAGTTGAAGCTGTACTCGGTCACCGCGAATCGCACGGTGGCCGATCTCGTCCGCGAGGCGCTCACCGACGCGCTCGCAAAGTGGGGCAAGGGCAAGAAGGCCGCGTAGTTTAACCAAGGAAGGAAGGGGTATGAAGACACCGGGGTTGATGAAGGGACGGGCGGCGCAAGGGCACATGCCGGCGATGGGGGTCGAGCTCGAGATCGAGGAGATCGAACGCCGGGAGACGGGCGAGAACGCGAAGACGCCGGGGTGCCGCGCGTACAATGCGAGCTACCGGATCGTGGCGCCCGAGGCGTACAAGGATCGGCGCGTGTTCGAGTTTTTCACCATCGGCACGAAGGACGACCCGAAGGCGAAGCGCGACGAGACGTGGGACCGCCCGGAGCAGGGACCGGGGCGACTCATCCGGATGCTCGAGAAGGCCGGGGTGCCGATCACGGATGACGACGAGGACTGGATGGAGGCGGCACAGGGGCACAAGGTCTATGCCCATCTGACGCTCCGTCCGGATAACCGGACCGGCTCGATGCGGAACGAGATCGGGCTCTACTTCGAGGACGGCGACGAGGACTTCGTCGGGGTCGGAGAGGAGTTGGAGGCGCGTCCGTCCGGCGGGAAGAAGAAGGCGCGCGGCGGAGCCACCAAGGAGCGCGAGGAGGAGACACGGCGCTCGGCGCGCGGGAAGCGGCGCGAGGACGACGACGAGGCCGACGAGAAGGACGACGACGACGTCCCCGAAGACGAGGACGACGACGAGCCGAAAGGGAAGAAGAAGAACGGCAAGGGCAAGCGCGACGACGACGACGAGGAGGACGACGCCCCGAAGCGCAAGCGCGCGGCCAGGGGGCGGCAGGACGACGACGACGACGATTGATCGGTGGATCGACCGGTGGTGGTGGCATGGGACACCACCGGGGTAACGGGGTGGCGGGCGATGCGAACACCGTTCAAACGCACCAAGCGACGCCTCGTCCGGGGGGTCGGTCCGAGGGATGCGCGGATCATCCTCCTGGGCGAGGCGCCGGGGGCGGACGAGGCATGGTTTGGTGAGCCGTTCATCGGGCAGGCGGGCGAGCTCCAGCAGCGCGAGGGCTGGGGGCCGGTGGGGATCAGGCGAGAGGGGGTACGCATTGAAAACGTCGTGGAGGAACGACCCCCCGGGAATCGACTCGAGGCGCTCCAGCCGAGTGCCGTCCGGTGGTGGCAGGGACACGCACGCCGGCGGCTCGATCGGCTCGTCGAGGGGGCGGTGGCGGCGGGTCGGTCTCCGTGTGTGGTGCCGGTGGGCAATCTGGCGCTGGCGACGTGTCTGCGGGACGATCTTCCGACGATCCTGAACGGGCCGAAGGCTGGAGAATGGCGGACGAGGAAGCCGTCAGGGATCCAGTGGCGCTCGAAGATCACGCAGTTTCGCGGGTCGCTCTTGGAGTACAAGACCGCGAACGGGGTGCGGTGCCGGATGATCCCCACCATCCATCCCGCTGCGCTCCTCTACCGGGAAGCCGGGTATCAGGCGTGGCTGGGGGACTGGCGGCGGATCGCGCGGGAGGTCGAGCGAGGCTGTCCGCCCTTGCCGCGCGCAACGGATCATATCGCGGCAGGACCAGGAGATTGCCGGCGCTGGCTGGAAGACGCGCTGCGTGATGGCGGTCCGATCGCGGTGGACCTGGAGACGGCGGGTCCCCAGATTTTGTGTGCAGGCGTAGCGCAGCATGGCGATGCCTCCCTCGTCATTCCCCTGGTGGATCCCGAGAGCGGCACGCGCGTCCCGTGGGGCTGGGGATACCTGCATCGTATCCTTGGGTCGGAGCTTGTCAAGGTTTTCTGGAATGGCCTGTTCGATACCTTTCTCCTTCGGTGGAACAAGGTCCAGTTTAAACGCTGGCTCTGGGATGGGTTGGCGATGCACCATCTCCTGGATCCCGGGGACCGGCATACCCTGGCGTACTGCGCGTCACGGGATCTCCGGACGATCTTCTGGAAGGAGGAGAGTAAGGAGACGGAGGTGGGGCCGAGGGGCGGACTCAAGCGGAAGACGGCGAATTGGGCGCAATTTTTGCGCTACTGCGGGAAGGATGCCAGGCACACGATCGAGTTGAAGGAGATCTACCATCGCCGGCTCGAGCGGTGGGGCTTACTCGACATCTACAAGCAGCACTATCGCACGGTGATGCTGGCCGCGCTCGACTTGAGTCTCGAGGGCTTCATGGTGGACGAGCTCGAGCGCGATCGGCTCCACGCGCTCGCGATGTCGCGGCTCGAGGCGCTGCGCCACACGATGACGGAGGTGGTCGGCTATCCGCTGACGACCGGACCACGGGTCCTCAAATCCGGGAAGCGGAGCCAGGCGAAGAACCAGCCGAAGGGCGGGCTCTCCAATCCTGCTATCATGAAATACTTCTACGAGGACCGGAAGATCCCGCCGTACAAGAAAGGCGGGCGGCGGACGTGTGATGAGGTGGCCGTCCGGCGGATCCAGGTCCGGTATCCGAAGAAGGCCGGGGCGGTCCCGCAAGCCATTCTCGAGTTTCGCCATCAGGAGAAGGTCGCGCAGTTTACCGCGCGGACGCGTTTAGACACGGACGGACGGATGCGCTCGCTCTTTCGTCCGCTCACGGATACCGGGCGGTGTCGCGCGCAGACGCCGCCCACCGGGATCGGGACGAATTTACAGAATCAGCTTCGGTCGATCCGCTCGATGTTCGTGGCGTCGAAGCCGGGGCATCTGCTCCTCGAGCTCGACGAGAGTCAAGCCGAGAGTCGGCTCGTCGATGGAGCGTCGGGCGATCCGAGGGCGCTCGCCCTGGCACGGACGCCTCCAATGCAGTTGGACCAGCATCGCCTGATGGCATCCGAGGTCTTGGGGAAAGAGGTGATGGAGGTGACGCCATCGGAGCGGGAGAACGTCGGCAAACGCGGCAGACATGCGTGCAACTATGGCATGGAGGGGCTCCGGTTTAGCGAGGTCCTGATTAAGGAGACCGAGGGCGAGGTCGTCCTCACGCCGGACGAGTGTCAGACGATCATCGACAAGGTGATGGCGGCGCGCCCGTACATCGCCACCTGGCAGGCATGGCGCCGGGAGCAGATCATCCGGGACCGGAAGATCGTCAACTCGTATGGCAGGTACTTACTGTTTAACGGCAGACTGTTAAGTAAGGAAGATTATAAGCAGGGGTATGCCTATGGGCCACAGAGCGATGTCGGGTGTCTGTTGACCCAGGAAGGGTGGGTGCCGGTATGGGATCGAATTCGGAAGGCAAATATGAATTCCAGAGTTGTCTTGAACGGACACGACTCCTTCGTGCTGGATGGACCGCCGGACGAATTATGGGAGCTCGCGCAGCGGGCCATCGAGCGGATGATGGCGGAGCGGGAGTACCAGGGGGTGAAGGGACCGTGGACGCTCCGGATGCCGGTCGGGATGAAGGTGGGCGTGCGGTGGGGCCAGGGGATGATCGAGTGGAAGCAGGCGGAGCTCGTGAGTCATCAGGACTGGCAGCGGGTCGTCGGCGGATTGTTACGTGGTGCCGCGTGACGCCGCGTGCGCTCTATCCGAGACGCCGCGAGCGCATCCTCCTCCTGGGTGACGGGACCATGCTGACGCAAGAGGACCCGCATCCGACCGCCGTCGAGGAGGTCTACATCCTGCGCGGGGCGGAGGAGATCCGCTTCATCTACGACGTCACGACGATCGAAGCCGATGAGCATGGCCGGGAGACGGAGGTGGCGTGGTATCGGGAAGCGTCGAGCGTGGAGGAGGAGTGATGGAGGCACGAAATCTGCTGGAGATCCATCAGACCTGGACCCGCGAGCTCGAGGCGCCGTCGCGATTCCACAACTTCTCCTTCCTCGCCTGCTTCGCCCATGCAGTAGGCCGCCGCGTCTTCCTGCCCTTCGAGAGCGGGATCATCTACCCGGGGCATCTGATGGTCCTCCTGCTTGGAGAGTCGGGAATCCGGAAAACGACAGCAGCGGCAATGCCGCTCGGCTGCCTCACCGAAGCGCGCGATCGGATCGCGGACAAGACGCGGATCAACGTGATGGCGGAGCGGATGTCTACGGAGGCGATGATCGACGATCTCATCCCGCTTGATGAGGACGAGCACCGCGTCGAGTCGGGCGACGCGGACTGTGCAGGCTTACTGCCGGCACTCGAGATGGCAGCAACCTTCGGGTCCGCGAAGTACATGGAGGACATGGCCCCGCTCGTCACCCGCTTGGCGGACGCCTCCTCGGGACACTACGACCCTGCAACGGAAAGTGTTGCGCCCTACTACTACAAGAAGAATTTCAAGAAGGACGGTATCCGGCACTATCGGAATCCGACGCTGACGTTGCTCGCCGCGACGACCCCGGACTCCATGGGCGAGGATCTCCCGCCGCAGATCAGGAAGACGGGCTTCCTCGCACGACTCTTGACCGTCTTCGAGCGCCGGTCCGATCGGCCCCCAAACCCGCTCCTCGATCCGCCTACGGACGAGGACTATGCGAATCGCGAGGCGCTCATCGTCGGCTTCGCGCGAGCGACGGAGCTCCGAGGTGCCGCCACGCTTGACGAGGAGGCGAGCGCGTGGCTGCGCGACTGGTACATGAAGCGCCTGATCCCGGCACAGATCCGGGCGAGCGACGATGTCGTGCGCGGCTTCTTGAATCGCGCGCAAGCCCATCTGCTGCGCTTGGCGTTGCTCCTGGCCGCGATCGAGGTGTGCAGTGTCGAGCTCCGGGGCATCCGGATCGTCGTCCGGCTGCGCCATGTCCAGCCAGCCGAGAAGATGGTGATGCGGATCGCCCGCGACCTTCCCGATGCGTTCGGCGCGGTCGGATATACCCAACTAGATAGGACTAAGAATTTCGTCTACAACTATATGAAGCGCCATGAGAGCGCGTCCCGCCATGCGATCCAGATCGCCGCGCACAAGAAGCAGATCCGGACGGGGACGCTCGAGCCGACACTGCGGACCTTGCTCGAGGACGGCACGCTGACGGTGACGAAGACGGGGCAGATGAAGGAGTGGCTCTACGCGTTTGCACGCCAGACCGCAGGACCACTCTCCGGGCGACCCGCGACCCGGGATGAGGCTGGCACGGAGTATTGGGACCTCTGCTTCGGGACGATCGACGGGACCCCGATCACCGGCGTCTACAGCGACGACGAGCTCCTCAGTCGAGAGGAGCGCGCACGCCTCGCACGGGAGCGGTATCGGCGCGAGCATCGCGCGATGAATCAGGCGGCGCGGCTCGAGCGGCGGCTCTTTTTCAAGGATCCGGAAAGGAAAGCAGAGTGGCGTCAGATGGAGCGCGAGGAGCGGCACATCCGACACGAGCGGCGGCGGCTCACGCGGAAGAAGGACTAGGGGCCGAGATCCACGCTGCCGCGTTCGGAGAGGAGCCGCTCGATCTGGCGGACGCCGTAGGCACCGGCACCGCCGACCGCGCCGACGCGTCCGATGGTGCGGAGAGACGGGACGGGGACGCCGAGGCGTCCGAGGAGCCGGTGGGCGAGGAGGGTGGCGACGATGCCCTGGGCGACGTTGCCAGCTTCCCGGGAGCCGGTGAGCGATTCCGTCCCCGCGCCGGCGAGGGCAGGGCCACCGGTGGCAGCGGTCTCGAGGCCGCGTCCGACTCCGCCGAGGAAGCCGCTGGCGCCTTCGGTCGGAAGCCCAGCCTGGAAGCGATCGAGGACCTCCTTGTAGGTGCCACCGGACGTCGCCCCGGGCGGGAGCTCCGGGTAGAGCGCGCGATCGGCCAGGTCGGTGAAGAAGGGGCGCGCCTGGGGTGTCGGAGAGAACGTGTCAGAGGCGGCAGGGAGGGGGACCGTGCCCGGGGGTGGCACCAAGCCGCCTTGCTCGTAGTGGGCGGCGGGTGCCTGCGAGACGCCGGCGGGCGGCGTCGCACGGGAGGCAGGCTCAAAGGCGGTGAATTCTCCCGCTGCCTCGAGCTCGTTGAAGGCTTTGAGATCATCGGGGGCGAGCGTACCAGCGGCGCGCTGGTTCATCAGGTAGTCGTAGTAGGGCCGGTCGATGCCGCCCGGAGAGGTCTCTGCCATCACTGTCCTCCGCCAAGGGTCTGTCCGGGCTGGGTGACGGTCGGTCCCGTGTCCTCCTCGTAGGGTCGGAGTCCGATCATGACGCGGCCCCCTTCCTTGTCGCCATCGGCCACGCGTTTGAGCGAGGCGAGGAGGATGCCGAGACGATGGATGTTCTCGATCTTCGTCGCGTCGGCGTTCGGGAGGACCTGATGGAGGAGATCCATCGTCTTCACGTTGATGCGTCCGGAGGCGCCGTAGGCACGGGCGACCCGGATGACGATGTCGTCGGCGGAGCGGAGGAGCGAGGTGGCAGCGGCGCCGGCGGGACCGGGGTCGTTCTTCGAGAGGTACTCGAGGCCACCGGGCGGGATGTAGCCGTGGGGGCCGATCTGGTTCAAGCCGGGGATGTCGTGGACCAGATCCCCGATGTGGGACCAGAGGCCGCTCTGGGTGGAGACGTCGATCGCGGTGATCGGGTGCCCGGTCTTTGGGTCCGTGCCGTAGGGGGTCAAGTAGGCGTTCTCGAGGAGCGTGATGGCGTTCTTGGCGAATTGGCGTTCGGTCGCCTGCTTCACGTCGGCGGTCATCTGGGTCTCGGCAGTCTTCTTGTCGAGCTCCATCTCGTCGAGGCGCGCCTGGCCGATCTGGATGGCACGGGAGTCGTGGAGGAGGGCGGCGGGGTCGATCTGATTCACGTCTACGTGGTGGCCCGCTTGCTGGCTGTAGCGTTGCTCGAGCTCGGCACGGAACCAGCTATAGGTCTGCGCTGCGTTCATGATCCCGTTGTAGAGCGCGTTCGGATCGCGGGCCGGGGTCTCGACGGTGCCACCGGTCGAGGGGAGATCGCCGCCGGCAGCGGGGGGAGGACCTCCTCCTGCTCCCCCGGGCTGCGCCGCGATGGTCCGGACGCCGCCGCGTTCGGGGGCAGGCGTGGCAGCGGCGACGACGGTGGGGCCGAGGCCAGGAGTAGAGACCGGCTCTGGGGCGGCGGAGGGGTAGCCAGTCTGACCTTCCGCTCCGGGGGCGTTGGCGATCCCCGGAGGACGGTTTTGGAGCAGATGTTGGCGCGCAGCGTCGAGGTTCGGAGCCGGGGCAGCCGCCGCAGCGGGTGGGGGCGCCGCAGGCGGTGGAGCGGCGGCAGCAACGCCAGCGTCGCCAGCCGGCGCAGGAGGGCCAGCAGGAGGGGCGGCAGGGGGCTGGCCTACGACACGGGGCGGCTGGGGCTGGGTGCCTGCGAGACTGCGCGAGGGGGCTGCTCCGTAACGACCGAGAGGACCGCGATAGCCTTCCCGGAGTGCGATGGCGCCGGTGAGGGCATCCTTCTCGCTGGGAGAGAGGGAGGCCATCGGACGCGTCGCGTCGATGCCGGCGTTCTCCGCGACCTCGCCGCCGTAGGCGTGATTCGAGCGAAGCTGGAGCCCTTGGCCGACGTTCCCGCTCGCGTACTGCGGTTGCTCGAGGAGGGCGCGGGCCGCGTCTAACCCATGTTCCGGGGTGTCGAATTGGGCGAGCGTGCCGGCGGAGGTGGTGCGTCCGGGGCCGAGGTAGCCAGGTTGGGAGCGGGCGAAGGGGCCATCCATGATCCCGCCCGGGTTGTCGGCCATCGTGACGCCACCGCCACTCCCGAGGCGGCGGGTCGTCGTGCTGCGCTTCAAGCCACGCGGAGCGGGCGCCCCGGATGGCGGGGACGCAGGCGCCTCCGGGACCTGGGGGACGTGCTCGGTCTGCCCGGTGAGGGACCAGCCGGTCTTCGGATTCCACTGCCAGCCGGAGACCGGGATGCCGCCGGGGAGACTGCCGCCGAAGGCGAAGGGATTCAGGGTGAGCGCGCGAGCGGAGGCTTGCTCCTGGTAGGATTTCGCGAGGGCCGGGGTCATCACCTGGGTCGGATAGGTCGCGGGGAGCGGACGGTTGATGTTCAAGGTCGAGGGGACGAAGCCCTGGCGGATCGGGTTGCCCTGGGCGTCGAAGCCGGTTGGCGCACCGGCAAAGTTGAGCCGGTCCATCGCAGCCTGGCGTTGCTCCGGGGTGACGCCTCCGCCACCACCCTCGAACGGCATCCCGGTCAGGCGGTACATGGTCGGGTCGCCGGAGTAGAGGGCCGAAGCGACCCCGGGGTCTTGGAGCATGTTGGAACGCGCATCAGCCGCTTGCGCCTTCAAGTACTGGAGGTGCGCGTTCCAGCCTTCGAGGAGCATGCTGAATGGATTGTTGCCTCCCATGGTAGGCTCCTAGACCTGTGCGCTCGTCGATTGCGAGAGCGAGAGGGACTTGGACTTCTGGCCCATCTGCGGGAGCACCATCTTCAAGAGCTCCATCTCGGGCGACATGGCGCCGGTGAAGAAGGAGAGGAGGTCGCCCATGCCCTGCATCGGCATCTGGGCGGCGCCCTGGAGGAGAGAGGCGAGTTGGGGGTAGGCGCTAAAAAGGGCCGACATGGCTTCGGGTCCCATGCCGGCGACGCCGGCGCCCGTGGCGCCAAGCTGGCCCATCGTGCCGGCGGCACCGGAGACGCCGGAGATCGCGGCCTGGCGGCGCTCCTCGTCGGACTGGAGGGTCTTGAAGGCCAAGTCGGAGAGGAGGCTTTGCTCGCCCGCTTGGCCCTGGCCCCCCTCGACCATCCCACGGGCCGCTTCGCCTTCCCGGGCCGGGGCGAGCGCGCGGCGCGCCGCTTCCTGATACGTCGCCCGGGATTGGAGAGGCGACATGGCGTCTGCGAGATCGGTCTTCGCGGCGTCGAGCGCCGTCCCCGCGCCACCGGTCGCCGTGTTGATCGAGCCTTCGTAGGCCGGCAGCGACTTCATGAATTGATCGACGGCGCTCTGGTAGCCGCCATAGGCCGAGGAGGCGCCCCCGGAGATCACGCCCGAAAGATTCTGGAGCGTTGGGAGGTAGGAGGGGAGAAAGGAGGAGCCCTGGCCAGCGAAGGTGGCAAGGGGACCGGAGCCGCCACCCCAGCCGAAGGCTTTCGTCAGGGGATTGGTGAATTGGTTGCGGAGCGAGCCGGCGAGGTTAAACGGCATCCCGCCGAAGGGATCGAACATCGCGGGGCGGGAGCTCGAGGAGGCGTAGGACCCGGATTCAGAGAAGCCCATCGTCCTTCCCTTTCCCTTCGGGTTGCTCCGGCGAGACGGGATCGTGGTCGAAGCCGTTGCCTTTCTCTACCACCTTGCGGGCGCGCCGATGATCGAGGGTTTGGAGGACCTTGGCGATCGGGGCCGTGGCGCGCGTCTCGAAATCGGTGAAGCCGAAAGTGTCCCAGACGTGCTGGTCCATCGTGTGCGTCGCTTCGCAGACCTCGAGCCCTTGGGCGAGGGCGTGCTCGGCGCACAGCTCGGCTAACCGCGCGACGATGCCTTCGCGGCGGTGATCCGGGACGACGTAGGCGTAGTGGACGAAGCCGAAGCGGTGCGGCTCGCCGTAGACGCGAGTCTGGATCTCGTAGAGGAAGAAGCCCAAGGGACGGAGCTCGTCTTCTGCGAGGAAGCAGAAGACCGTGGCCGGCGATTGGGCGAGGGCGACGGCGACGTCGCGGGTGAAGGTGTCGAGAGAGGCCAGGATATTCGCCGGGTAGGGACGCGGCTCGTCGGCGAAGGCACGCCAGAGGGCGCGGATGGCAGGGAGATCGTTGAGCGTCGCCAAACGTATAGTCATATAGCTATCTCGCTTATGAAGGCTCATGGAGCATGAAGTTGTAGTAGCGACTCGAGCCGCCATACGACGAGGCACAGGTGAGGGTGAAGTAGTAGGTCGTCGTGCCGACCGGCGCGATGTCGAGCGCGAGGAGATGGAGCACCGGATTGCCGAGGGAGCCACTCGAATCGACGTCACACTGGAGGCTGCGCTCCGCGACGAGCCGGCCACCGACCGACCCCGCCCAGATGCGTCCGGTGAGGAGTCCCTGTGCTGCACCGGAAAACAGTTGCGTGGGCCACTCCATGCCGATCGACGCCTGACAGACGACGACGCCGCGATAGACGTGAAAGGCGATCGAGTCGAGAACGAGATCGGTCGCATTGCCAGGGAAGCCCGGGTTGCCCACTGGACCGATGCCGGTCTTCCACTGCGGCGGCTGGGAGCCGCCGAGGGAGGCAAGACTGACGAGCTTGTCCCAGGTGATCGACCCGGGCTTGATCGAGGCGCCGTCGAAGGCCGTGCCCCCGGAGCCGGAGATCTTGGACGCGTCGATCGGGCCGACGATGTCCGAGTTTTTCACCTTGCCGGTCAGGTTCAACTTTTCGTAGGCGATCTTCTTGAGCGCGAGCGTCGTGTTGATGTTGTCGTCGTCGAGGCCACCCTTGAGCGCGTTGTAGAGCGTGTTGAAGTCGAGATCCACCTCGGCGTCGATGATGTCCGGGACCCCGGCAGCCACCTCGTCGGCGTAGTTGGTGTTGCCGGCGGACTTGGCGGGGCGCGGGTAGTTTGGCATCGGGCGTCTCCTAGCTCGAGATGCGTTCGGCCTTGAAGGTGGTGCCGGCGATGTAGCGGACCTTGCGTTCGGAGAAGATAAAGAGGAGCTCGAAATCGCGGAGCTCGACGTTGGCGACGGAGAAGAAGGTCGTCGGATCGGTGTCGGAGCGATCGAGCGACGGGTCGTGGCGGAGGTTGACGATGATCGAGAGCGCGCGGGGGCGCGTGTAGGGCGTGATGGTTTGCACCTCGACCGGGGCGATCGAGCCGAAGTGGGCGGTGTTCCAGCATTTGTTCGGGGGCGGCGGGGTGCCGGAGGCGCCGGCGGTCAGGTGGACGAATTGGCCGGGGTCCTCCATGTCTTGGCCGATCAAGATAGGGTCTAAGACGGCGCGAGCGCCCCCGTCCATGATGAAATTGCAGCGCAGCGCCGACTTGGCGGATGTCTGACAGATCAGGCGGACGCGGGTGAAGACCTTGACATCGAAAGGCTGATCGGCGTCGAAGCGGCCCGATTGCAGGATCGAGCGCACGGGGATCGGTTGCTTCGGCGTGGTGAAATTCGGGTCGGAGTAGGTCGCGAGTTGGTGCGTGCGGAGGATCTGCGCGTTGCCGGAGCCGTCCTCGAAGGCGAGGTAGCCCCGATCCACCTCGTAGGGCGAGTTGGGATCGGCGGTGCAGGCGGTGGGGGAGCGATAGGCGTCCACCTCATCCTGCATCGTCATCGGTCCCCACCATGACGGGACCTGGCCGACCCCGCCCCGGAGATCGCACCACCAGGAGTTGATGGCGCCCGATCCCCCGGATGTCGGGATGGCGAGTTTGTAGAATTGCTTGTGGAAGCAGGCCATGGCTGAGGCGCGGGCGCCGGTGGGGATCTGGCGGATCTGGTTCGCGATCGGCCAGCCGATGTCCTGGGGATACCCACCACCGGGAGGAATCAAGTAGACACTATCTATACCACAAAAGATAGTACCTACTGGAGTGTTCACGATGGTGTCGTGGGAGATGCAGCCGACGCGGGAGGAGACCTCGATCATCTGGGCTTCGCCTTCCGGGTCGAAGGGGTCGCCCTGCACCAAGAATGTCCTACTTGCTGTAAAGAATAGTAAAGGGGCGGTGGCGTCGAATTCGGCGGTCACCCCCGCGATACCGATGCCGGTCACGATCTCCGGGAGGGGAACCTTGGCGAAATCGGGGAACAGGGTGCCCTGGTTGTAGGCGCTCTGCTCGAGGCCGGGGAGGATGACATCGGTGGCGAAGACGGAGTAGGGGTCGGCTTGCGAGCCGGCGAAGATCAGGCGGTTGGTCCAGACGAGGAACATGTTGCCGGTGCGGAAGACGTTGATCCCGCCCGCCATCGGGACGCGCGTGTCGGTGACGTCTACCGTGGCGAGGAGGACGGGATCGGGGAGCGGCGTCGTCGTGGTCCCGGTCGCCTGCATGGTGGCGTACTCGATCGGGAAATTGCGCGGCGAGACAAAGAGCCGGTTGACGAGCGGCAGCGTCGCGGCGGCGGGGCGGGTAAACGAGAGCGTCGCCTGGGAGGGGACGGTGATGGTGCCCGGATCGGAGCGCGAGACGTAGACGCCCTTCCCGGGCGTCGTGTCGAAGACCGCCCAGGCGTAGGTGTAGGTGCCAGCCGGGACCGTGTCGGCGCCGGCGGGGGCGGTGGGGGCGGTCGCCCCCGGGGGCGGACCCGTGTCGGTGATCCCGGAGAAGGTGATCGTCTGCGACGACGGTGCGCCGATTACCCAGGAGACGAGGGGGTCCTTCCCGTTGCCGGCGTAGATGCGGTCACGAAACTGGATCATGCGCCCGATCGGAGACGACGCATCCGGGAAATTCGCGAGCGGGGGATCGGCGGTAAACGCGGCTTCTCCGACCGACTGGTAGACCTTGGCGCCGCCCGTCGGCTCGCCGGAGGTGTTGGTCGTCAGTCCATAGGCGTAGAGGTAGAGCGCGCCGGTCTTGTCGTGCGCGGCGAGGAGCGCGGTCGCGGTCGCCCCGGGGATCGCCTGGACGACGACGGAGCCGGGGCGCTTGCCGAGCCGGAAGGCTTGGGTCGGGATCCAGTTCTCGGAGCGCGCGACGAAGGAGGGACCAAGGAACGTACTATCTATTTCTGTATTGGTCCCTTTGAATTGACGGAGCCGAAATGCCTGCTCCGGGGAGTCCTTGGGTGCCGCCATGTCATGTTAGGGGCGGCGACCGTAGCCCCACGTCGGCGTCGAGAAGACGAGCGGATCGAGTTGGACGGTGGCGGGGTAGCTCCGTTCCGGGAACGAGCCACCGCGCGCACGATTCACCGTGTCGGCGTTCACGGAGTATTGCTCCCCGCGACGCGGGTCCACCTCGTAGGACTGCGCCCACTCGAACATCAGATCGGTCAGGAGGACGTCCCACTGGAAGATCGGGACGTCGGCGTCGTAGGCAACCGCGTCGGAGAGCGGGAAGTCGGGCGGCATGAATTTGTAGCGGAAGGTCGCCTGGCAGGTGTCGGTCGGGAGCGGCCAGGCGCGGCCCACGGGAGGGACGTTGCCGTAGTCGATTGTCCAGATGCGGGGGCGTGCGGACATCACGTTGGGTGAGGTCGCTTGCTGGAGTTGGAAGGCGCGGTGGTCGGTCTCGGTGACGATGGAGGGTTGCTGGACGCCACCGGCAGAAGTTATCATGAGAGACTGATCGTCTTCTGGCTTGACGAAGTTGTCGGGGAGGGCGATGAAGCCGTTGGTTTGAATCGTGAGCGGTCCCATCGTCCAGAGGAAGGGCCAGTCCCAGCCTTGGTAGAGCTCTTGGAGAATTCTGTTGAGGCGGAAGCGGCCCGCATTCTTGAGCGACGCCGTCGTGTTGCCGACGCGCTGGAGGGCTTGGTCGAGGATGTCACCCCGCGTCGAACGCATTGCCGTTCAATTCCCGCTTTTTTTGGTCGAGCGCCTCGTCGAGCGAGTGGAGCTCCTCGGCGCGCGCTTCGATCATCTTGTCGAGTTGGGCAACCTTGCCTTGGTGGACCAAGACGACGCGGTCGTTGTAGGCGACCATCATCTGATGCATTCTCGTCATCGCGAGCTCGTAGGTCTCGAGCGCACGTTCCCGGGAGTCCTCGTAGCATTCGAGGGAGATCTGCTCCTCCTCGGTCACGCGGCGCGTGATGACGACGCGATAGGGACCGTATTTCCAGGGCTCGGCTTCGCCCAGACGAGCGAGGTGCGTGTTGGGGGCCGTGTCGTCGGGCGGCTCCATCATCGACCCCGTCCCGTCCAGTCGTCCGTCCCATCATCCCGTGCAATCGCGGCCATGCGAGCGCGCGAGCCGATCGTCCCCAGGTCGATCGTCCGCCCGTTCGATTTGAGGCGATTCATCTCGATTCTCTGGTTTTCCGCGATCATCCAGAGAAGGTATTGGGCGACGGACGCTCGGATGTTGTAGACCCCGGGCGGGAAGATGGCGGGGCCGATGACGAAGGGCTCCCCCGTCACGCTGGCCGGGACGGTCACCTCGACGAGTGGCTCGCGGGCATCGACGATGTCTTGGACGGCGCGCATCAGGCGCGTCAACTCGACGCGGCGATTCATCGCGGCGGTCGTCTGATCGGGGGCGAGGAGTTGGTATTCTTCCGTGTAGAGCCGGAGTTTCTTCTTGAGTTGGCGATCGGAGAGATCGCTCAAGGCCGGACGAGATTCCGGATCGGGCGCCTCGTCGAGTGACTCCGGGGAGGATGTATCAGCGGGACGCTGTTTTCCGGTTTCCTTGGTCTTCATCGTCTCTCCGATCGCTGCCGTTTCACCAATGTTCTGCGTTTACCGGATCACCCGAAGGCGCTCGCGGACTCGATGCGCGTGCCGAAGTCGGGATTCAGGACGAGCGCCTTGAACATCTGCTTCCAGCCAGCCTTGGTGCGCTGCGCGAGCGGATCCGACTCGCTGGCCGTGGCGGTGACGATGTAGGTCTTCAAGGCGTCGAGCGTCGTCGCGCCGAGATAGCCGCGCCCCATCACGTAGGAGATGTGGACGTTGATCGAGGCCGGGGGAATGGGAGGGGCGACGGGTCCAGAGCCGGTCGCGACGAAGGCCGATCCGGTTGTCGGGGCGCCGCCCTTCACCACGTAGGCCGTTTCGGAGCCACCCGCCAAGTGCTTGATCCGGAATTGGAGGGTGGAGGTGCCGATGACGCCGTTCTCCAAGGTCGTGTAGACCTTGTAGGTGCCGGCGGGGGCACCGGTCTGCATCACGATCTTCACGCCGAAGGCGCCGACGTTGTTGATGTCCTGGTCGGCGGAGACGGCGGTCTCGAAGCCGGTCGAGGGGTCCATCCGGGTGATGACGACATGGACGTGGGCGCCAGCGGCGAAGGGGGTGCCACCGGCGTAGTCGGTCGTCACCGTGTCGGCGGTGACGGCGACCCAGCCGGCGTTCATCAGCGTGATGATCGGGATGTAGTTGGAGCGCAGCCAGTCCACGCCCATCCAGCGACCGATCATCGCGTCCTTCAGGGTCTCGACCTGGCTGAAGACGCCGGCGAGTTGGAAGGTCGAGTCTTTGGAGATGTCCATCTCGACGAAGGGATCGACGACGCCCTTGAAGCGTCCGCCCTCATACGGAGGAGCGCCCTTGGAGCGGAGGTTGGCGATGATGCGCCGGACATCGTCGGTAACGATGACGTCGGCCTGGGTGAGCGCGGCGCGGCTCGTCCGTTGGCCAGCGAAGTAGATCGTGGTCGCGCCCATGGCAACCACCTGGACCTCGCGATCGACGAGCTCGTTGTGTTGCAGAGTCAGTAGCTCTCTAGCTTGCTGTACTAGAGGGTGCTTGATGACCAGGACGACGACGTCCGACATCGAGCAGACCGCCCCCCACTGATCGAGGACCGCGTCCACGGTGGAGAGGGTGATCGGCGTCGCGACCGGAGTGACCGACTCCTCGAGTGGCGCCTCGGGGAGCGGGAGCCGCTCGTAGCGCGTGAATTGGGCCGTCTTTCCGGATCCCTTCGGGATGGGCGATTTCTCGCACAGTCCCCAGAAGACGGTGTCCTTCTCCGCGCGCTCGAGGAGCTCGTCCATCATGTAGACGGCGAGCACATCGGGGCTCAGACTTGCGGAGGTTGCGAGGTTTGGATCGGTAGCCATTCCGTTCTCCTTTCCGGCGTTCGCTCGCCAGCTACCTTATTGGGGTTTCCCCGTTTTGCGCGAAGAAGCTCTTACGTTCCTCGCGCGACATGCTCATCAGGTCGTCGGCTTTCGAGATCGGGCGCTGGGGCTCCGTCGTCGGAGCGCGCACGCCACGCAGTGAGCCAGCGGCAGACGCGTCGCGCGAGCGGACGGCTGCGGGGGACGGAGGCGGTGATGCGGACGGCTGACCCCCGAATTGCCCTCCGGGCGCGCCACCCTCCGTCCCACCACCCGCGCCGGCGATCTTCTCGTAGTTGTTGGCGACCGCGATCCGGTAGGCGACGTCCGGGGGGATGTAGCGACCGGCCTGGATCTCGGCGCGCCGGACCTTCGAGATCTCGTTAAAGAGTTGGTCGGCGTGCGGGTAGGCGTCCACGTCGCGCAGCATATGGAGTTGCGCGATGTCGTCGGCCTGGGAGCGGATGATCGAGAGCACCTCGGCAGCAGCCTGGCCGATGTAGGCTTGCAAGAATGGGACGATCAAGTCCCCGTTCTTCTCGATCTCCTGATCGGAGAGGCCGAAGCCGGCGATCTGCTGGCGGAGGTTCTCGGGGATGGCGTAGCGTTTGCCGGGAGGGAGGGGCGGCGGACCTTGCGGTTGCTGCGGCGGACGGGCGACGGCGTTGAGCGTCTCCTCCATCCGGGCGAGCCGCTCGTTGGCGGCGGTGATCTGGGTGTCACGTTCGCGGATGGCGGCGAGGAGCTCCTCGTTCCCTTGCGCCGGAGCCGGGGTATCAGCCATGACTACCTACCTTCAAACGTATGGACGTTTGGATTGTATTCGGGAGTTTCGTCTGTGGTCTGGGACGAGGCAGCCAGTTGGGTATATTGGAGAATCATTTGCGGGCCACCATGTAGCAGAAGCGTGAGTTGCTGAATAGCGCCCCAGCGCGTCTCGAGCGTCTCGAAGCCCTGGAGGGGCGCGCCCAAGAGGGCTTCGCGTTGCGCCTCCAAGCCGGCTCGCAGGCCAAGCCAGACGTCGGAGATCTCGATGGCGCGGAGGTGCGCCTGGGCGGTTTTGCCAAAGAGCGGGTGCTCGTCTTCGGGTTTCGGCTCGAGCTCGAAGCCACGCCGGAGCATTTACATGCCTCCCTTCGCGCCACGCGGCATCTTTCCGATCGCGGCCTTGGTCCGGGCGCCGAGTTTCGGGCGCTGGCCGATGGCGAGGCCACAGACTCCGGGCATCCGTCCGGGCTTCGGCGCCGGCGCCTTCGGGGCTTTCGGCCCCGGCATCCCGCCGCCGCCTTTCGCCATGGCGCCGCCGAGTGCCGCCCCGAGCGCGGCGAGCGGATTCACCGGGCGTCCGGGCGGGGCAGCGGGCGACGCGGTGCGGGTCGTCCCATCGGAGAGGGTCGCCATGCCGCCTCCGGGCTTCGGGCCGATCCCCGTCTTCCCGAGTTTCGGTGCCGCGCCTTTCTTGAAGCCCATCTTCGCCATCGGGGTCTCCTACTGCATGTTGGAACGCGGCAGGCGACGCTGGAGGTCGCCCTCGTTGGTGGTCTGCGGGGGACGTCCGGGAGGCTCCGGCATCACGTTGCGCGACGGCGTCATCGAGCCCCCCGGCCCTGGCGGACCAGGAGGGCCAGCCGGGGGCGGCTGGTTGGGTCCACCGGGACCGGGAGGCTGGCCACCTTGCGCGGCTTGCTGCTGCGCCTGGAGCATCTGCTGTTGCTCTGCCATCTGCTTCATCGCGAACGATGCGGCGTGGCGCTGGATGTGCTGCATCAGGAGGACTTGGACGGGTTGCGGGAGCGCCATCCCGTCAGGCGACTGGAGATACATCCCGTGGACCTCGGCGTGCTTCGTGTCGTCGTCGATCGGGGAGACCGTCACCTCGTCGCCGCGTCCGATCTCAAAGAGCTGATTCTCGATCTCCGGATCCACCGCGCGCGTCGGCTGGATGTCCTTGATGATCATCTCGGCTTCGCGGTCGCCAAAGCCGGTCGCCCAGATCTCGCGCAGCAGGTACTTCCAATCGACGCGGGCGTTGTCCATGGCGAGGAATTGAGGTGGTATCCTAGCCAGGATCTGGATGAAGTTGAGCATCTGCTGGACGCGGACGTTTTGGTTAAACGAGAAGGTCGAGCCGAGCCAGTCGAAGGAGTAGCCGCCGATCAGCGTGTCGCGCGTCACCTGGGTTTCCAAGACGAGGGCGCCATCGGCGCCGTCCACGCGCAGCGCGAGCTCGCGATCCAGACATTGCTGGAGGAGCGAGAACATCCACTCGAGCGACTCGTTCAGCACCCCTTGCTCTATATTCTCAACTACATCTCTTACTTGCAGCAGAGCCTCGCCGCTGACGATGGACATCCCGGTCGCGGTCTGGACGGCTCTGCCTCGAGCGCGGCCCGAGGTCTGGAGGCCGGCACCGCCGAACGGGGCGACGTTCGCGGCGTCGTTCATCATGGCGACCAGGAAATTGATGACCTGGATCCCCGCCATCGCGGAGTCCTTCGGCGGCTCGATGAAATTGATGCTCTCGCGTGGGTTCCTCACGAGCCATCTCGCCGCCGGCGCCATCCGGATCGAGTCCGGGAATTGGACGGCGTTCGAGTCCATCGCGACGATCGGATTCAGGGCGAAGACCAGGCCATCGCCGGTCTGGTTCATGGTATCATTCATGAAATACTGGAAGTGATCGAGGAGGAAGCAGACGCCGTAGCCCCAGAATTCGTTTTGCATCTCGCAGAATTTGGCGGCGAGGTAGGGCGGCTGCTGCTTCCACCACGGATTCTGGCGGCAATGGACGAGCGTGTCGTCGCCGCAGACCCAGAGTTGCCACCATTGCGGGACGTCGGGGGGCGGGTAGGCGTCGTTCTCGTCCGCCGAATCCGCACCGGACGCGTCCACACTACCATACCAATATAGCTTGGTAAAGTCCATGGGGCGCTTCGGGTCGTCGGAGGGCTTCTCGGCGCGCGACTGGAGTCCCCGGACCTGGAGGCGGATCTGCTCTGCCTGGAATTTGTCGCCGGCCCCGGGTGCCGTCGCCTGGCCCCCCTGGCGCAGTTGCTTGACGCCTTGCCAATTCTCGACCTGATTCCCGAGCTCCGGGCGATCCTCGTCGATCGGCGTGTCCGCCATCCGCTCGAGCGCGTCCCAATTGATGAGCATGTCCTCAAAGAGGAGCTCGCAGTCGTAGGTGTATTGGGGCGTGTAGGGATAGACGTAGAACAGGAAGGGATCGACGACGCGCATCGTCGGGCCGATGTAGCGGACGACCTTCTTGATGCCCTCTTGGATGTCGCTCTTGCCGGTGTCCGGGTTGGCGACGGCGATGAGGGATGGGACGTCGCGCTCATCCAGCTTCCACCCCATCTCGACGATCGAGGTGCCGAAGATGCAGAGGTTTCGCAAAAAGCCGGGGAAGATCCCGGTGATCTTGATCTGCTCCCGCATCAGCTTCATCAGGAGCTCGTGGACGACGACGCCGCGCTCCAAGTTGGTCGTCGAGTCGGGGACGTTCTTGAACCATTTCCCCGAGTCGGGGAAGATGTCGGCTCTGAGCTTTTGTACCCAGTTTTCTATGATACGGTGCGAGATTGGCAGGTACATACGTAACCTACCGTGATAGGCTTGTTCGGTCCCTCGGAGCGCCCACTGGTTGTAGTAGCGGAGCCATTGCGGACGGATGACGTTGTTCTTCTCCGAGCGAACCTGGATGACGAGCGGGGAGAGTGTCTTCTTGAACCAATTCCGGACGCTCGCCTTCTTCGCGAGATTCGGAGAGAGGACCAGTTGATCGCTCATCGGAGTTGGAGCACCTGGATCTGGCCGAATGCCCAGGTGAGGGAGACGGTCGCGTTGGTGGTCGTCATCGCGACGGCGAGGTCCCAGCGCGCGGCGCCCACGGGGGCAGGCGGCTTCGCGACCCGGACGATGGTGAGCGGGATGTAGAAGAAGCCGGCCTTGGTGAGCGTGTAGGCGAGATTGCGCGTCTGCTGGAGTTGGCCCGGAGGATCACCTCGGTAGAGCCCCACGTTCCAGGCGATATTCTGGGCGGTGCCAGGGTCCGTGTTGAGGCCGACCTGGAAGGAAACGTTGGCGAAGACGAGATCCCAGCGCGTCGGTTCTTCGGTCGCGTCGGTGGCACACGTACAGAGTTGCTGCTGGGTCGTGATGGTGGTCGTGATGGTGCCGTTGCCCGGGGTGCCGACCCAGGCGCCCTGGACGGTGGCGGCAGGGGGGAGGGCGGCGGGATTGAGCGAGCCGGCAGGGAGAATGATCGAATGGCCGACGTTCAGATCGGAGGTCTGGAGGGACGTGATGGCGCCGGTCGGAGCCTGAAGCTGGCCAGCGGTGAGGATGCCAGCGATGGACGCGTTGCCGGTGACGTCGAGATCGCCCTGGACCTGGAGGTTGCCGGGGATGATCGTCGCCACGGCCATCGTGCCGAGGAGCGCGTCGATCTTCTGCCAATTCGCGTTTTCGGCAGCGTCCTGGCCGAGCGAGAGGTGGAGATTAGGCGTCTGGTCGGGCAACGCCGTTCCCCTCCTCAAGCGTCATCGCGGCCTTCGCGATCTCCTCGTTTGCACGCGCCAGGTCTTCCAGGGCGAGGATGGCGCCTTCGAGTTGGTTCGTGCCGGCCTTGGCGAGCTCCAAGGCGCGCTCGAGCTCCGCGACGCGGCCCTTCTGGGTCGAGAGTTGGGTGCGGTAGGTCTCGAGCTTGGATTGAATGTCTACCATGTTGTTTTCTCTTTCCAGGCTTGGCGACAGGCGTCGCTGTCGAAATTGAGGACGGTGTAGGCGTCATCGGCGCCGACCGAGGGCTGGGCCGAGGTGTAATAGGCTTCGGTGACCTGGATGCGGACCCAGCCGGTCGGGTCCTCGGATTCCGTCCCGCAGCCGTGGCAGATGTAGGGCATCCTAGCCTCCGATCTCGCACATGCGGAGCGTCCCCGAATTGGACGCCGTGCCGTTGATGCTCCCGCTTGTCCCGGCCCCCATCCAGACTTGGTACTTGTACGTGTGGGCGCCAGCGGCGGGATAGTCGATCCAGGTGAAGGCGACGAGGGGCGTCACGACCGCGCCGCCCATGTTGCGCGGGATCTCTGCGATCGTGCCGCCGTCGCGGAGCAAATACTGATCGACGAGCACGTTCCCGCTCGCGCCGAGTTGGATATAGGAGAGGTTCATGTTGACGGTGATGATGACCGGGCCACCCTTGGTCGTGATAGTCTGAGAGATCACGTCCATGGGAGTCCCATAGCTATTGTAGGTGCCTCCTGTCTGGGCAGCGGCGTTGGTGGCGCCGTTCAAGCCCGGGGCGTTGTACTTGCCGGTGATGGTCAAGTTGCCGCCGCTGGAGAGGGAGAGCGGGACCGAGGATGCCCAGGTCGTCGGTGCCCACCGCTGGATTTGAAAGAGATCGCTCGCGGTGTGGAAATACGCTGCCCACCCAGCAACCGTCTGGTCATCGCCCGCCCACGCGCCGCCCCACATGGCGTTGGCGGTGATGCCGTACCACCCGGGAGCACCCGCCAGACCGCCGACGCGCATCTTCTGGGTATCGACGCCGAGCTTGAGCGCCATGCGGTCCGTCGCAACGGTGCTGATCGGACCAGGGATCGTCAGCCGACCCGCGTTGTCGAGGACCAGGAAATTCGTGTAGCTGCCCCCTGCCGCGACGTGCGCCACGCTCCAGTTGTCCGCGTTGACGTTCAGGAGTTGCTGCCACGCGGGCTTCGTGCCGTCGTCCACCGTGCCGCTCGACGGGTCACGATTGACCGAGAGCGAGAGCCAGGTATTCGGCTGGCTGTTGTCGGTCTGGATCCGTCCCTTGATCGTGTTCGCGCCGAAGATGTGCGGGACGATCGCGCTGGCGGCTCCGGGCGTGTAGAGGACCTTGGTCGCGTCGGTCGGCTGGAGGAAGGCACCGGAGATGGTCCAGGGCTGGGAGGTTACTGGTAAGCCTGTTATAATGCCAGTCTTATCAATAACTACACTATCGACGCCTTCGATGTTGATGACGAGGCGGGTCGGGTGCGTGGTGGGAGTCCAGTCGGCGGTCGCCTCGGCGCGGAGTTGGGCACCCTGGGTCGCGAGCGCGTTCGGATCGAAGCCGAGCCAGACGAGTTGGCCGAGTTGGTCGCCGGAGAGGATCCCATCGGTGGCCGGGAAGCCCGAGTGCGCGCGGCGCCAGCGGGATTCGGGGACCGGCGTCCCGGCATTCCCGGTCGCACAGGTGCCTTCGGCTTCGAGCGCGTAGGGGTAGTGCTGGTAGGTGATGGGCATCTGCGTTTACCGGAGTTGCCCCGCCTCGAAGAATTGGGCGTAGGCGGTCATCACGTTCCCGGCGTTCGAGGTGTCGTACTGGCCCTGAACGTTCAGTTGCGCGCTCGAGCTCGATTGGAGGGATGCGACCCCGCCGCGCGACATGTAGCAGACCGTCACGCCGGCGGTGGCTTGCGTCGCGGGATCGGTCGTCAGCCACATCTTGACGGTGTAGTAGGACTGACCGAGATAGAAAAGGATGTCAACGTCAAGGAAGAAATTGGCATTGGCCCAGGAGACGGCGCCCGAGGGCCAGGTGAAGATGGTGACCGGGGCAGAGGCGAGTCCCCAGAGCACGTTCAGGGTGACCTGGCCCGCAGCGCGGGCGATCGAGCCGTGGAGGGTGAAATGGTAGTGGCGCGTCACGGCGATGCCGCCCGAGGGCCACGGCCAATTCATCGCCCGGAGGTTGAAGGCGGTCGTCGAGGAGGCGCCACCGGTGTTCGATTGCGCGTCGCCCTTTCCGTGGACGAGCCAGGAGGGATACCCGGCGCCGATGCCCGTCTGGCCGACGAATTCGGCAAACAGGCATTGGATGTTGTCGAGTTGACTGCCGGAGCCTTGATGATTCAGGACGAAGATCTGTGCGGGGGAGCCGCCACCGTACCAGTTGTAGAAGCCGACGTTGTGATTGCCGGCTTGCTGGTTGGCGGCGAGGAGCCAGTCTTCCGTCGTCCCGCACACCATGTGGAAGGCAGCGAGTTGGTTGACACCGGGGTTGGTGGAGGCGACCCGGATCTCGGTGACGCCGTTCGTCACTTGGTTGGCGGAGTAGGCGTAGAAGCGGAGATCGTTGACCGTCCCCGCCGGCGTGGTGGTGGTGCCGAGATAGACAGCTTTGCCGATGGTGACCGGGTGAATCGAGGTGGCGTCTTCGGCCCACGGCGAGGAGACACTCTGCCAGCCGTCGAGTTGGACCCAGGCGCCCGCGACGCGTCCGAGGAAATGGCCCCCCTGGTACTGGAGGGTGCCGTCCTTCGCGGCGAGGGCCGAGGCGACCATGATGCCACCGGTCGCGAGCTCGAGCCGTTCGGTCGCGACGGCGTTGTCGCCAAAGCGCCAGAGTCCGCCGGCGGTGAAATTGGCAAGGCAACTTGCCGAGTCCTGCGGCTTGAACCACATCCCCTGTGCCGCGACGTTGATCCAGAGGAGGTTGTCGTCGGCGGAGATGCCGGTGCGGCGCTGGATGGCAGGGAAGGTAGAATGCCTGAATGTGATGGTGTCGGAGGGGCACTGGAAGGCGATGCCGTAGTTGGCGATCGGGGGCGCGGGGACGAGGGCGTTGTTCGCGTCGTCCTCGGCCCAGAGGCCGGTGGCGGCGGCTCCGGGGATGTCCACCCAGGCGCCCCCGACGCGGCCCTGGAAGCCAGTCCCCGTATACTGGAGCGTACCATCGAGCGGCGAGACGGCGCGTGAGGCGGCGATGACGACGGCGCCGGCGACCCGCAGCATCTCCGGGACGGGGGCGACGGCGGTGCCGATCGAGAGCCCGGGTTGCGTGAAGCCGGTGCCGGGGATGGCGACCATGCCGTCAGCGGTGGCGAGGAGCGCGTATTGCGGAGCACCGGTCGCCAGCGGGGTGATGGCGAGATACCAGTTGGTGCCTTGGTGCGTACCGGACGTCCACGCTTCGGCAGCGTTCACTTGTTCGGTAAACGCGGTGGTCCCGATCGCCGGCATGACGTCGCGCCGGTAGAGTTGCATCCCGGAGGTGACGCTCCCCATCGGCATCGACGTCTTCACCGTGGACGGCGTCCCGAGGGTCCCGGAGGCGATGGTCAAGGGACCGGTGATGACGGGATAGGTGCCTTTCTGGGGCTGGAGTTGCGCGCCGGTGTCGAGCCAGGGACCAAGGGTCGTCGGATCGGCCCACTTGGTGTCGAAGTCCGCTGCCGAATTCTTGATGAGCGCGAAGCCCGTGGCGCCACCGGTCGGCAGGCCGTTCAAGGCGGGAACGTTGTCGAGTTGCTGCCACGCGGTGCCATCGTAGCCCCGGAAGTGCTTGGTCGCGGAGTTGTAGTCGAGGGCGCCGGCGACGAGACCACCGGACCAGCCGCCGAGGAGGACGCCGAGGGTGGCGGAGAGGCGCAGTTGGGCGGTGATCTGGGACGCGTTCATCAGGAGCCATGGGAGTCCCGAGGCGCCGTAGAGCTCGAGCGTCGCGCCGGCGCCTTGGCCGGCATAGAGCTTCAAGCTGTCGCCGGTGCCGACGAGATGCGGGGCGTTGGCCGAGAAGGGGCCGAGGGAGAGTGCCTTCGAGTCGGAGAGCTCGACGGCGGTGCCGGAGGGATAGGGCTGGATGGCACCGGCGACGGAGCCGGCTTGCCAGTACTGGACGATGCTGCCGCCGGCGTTCGGTTGCCAGACCGGCACAAGGGACGGATTCAAGGTGAGCACGTCGCCCACGTTGCCGGGGAGCGGGAGGAGGCGAGCGACGATCGCCGGGTCGAGCATGTCGATCGTGATCATGCCCGGACCGATCAGATCCCCGATGAGCTTAGCTACTACTCTATAAAGCCTATCATCTATAATGGCCCAGTTACGATTCTCGGCAGCGTCCGAGCCGAGGTCCAGGTGGAGATAGGGGGTCTGGGTAGACCGATCGCCGTTCTCGCTCATGGGCACCCGCTCATGGGAGCTCGTAGCCCCAGGCCGCGCCGCCGTTCGAGACGACCGAGACGGCGGTCGAAGACGTCGCCACCATGAGATGGTAGGTGACGGTCTGCGCAGCGCGCTGGTCGAAGGCGAGGAGCGTCGGCATCGGGACCTGGACGACCGTGCCGCCGGTGTTGCCGGTGAGCGTGACGGCGGGTTGCTGGAGCCAGACGTCGGGCGGGTTGAGGGTCGCGACGCCCCAGCCGAGTCCCGCCCAGACGGCGGTGCCGGTCGGCTGCGCGGTAAACTGGATCTGGGCGCCCAGGGAGGCCGCGAGGAGGATCGGGCCACCGCGCGTCGTGATCGCAGGGAGCGCGAGCACCTCCTGCCACGTCGGGCCGGGGTTGTAGGTATGGGCGCCCGAGAGGATCTGCTGGGCGAGGGTGCGGGTCTTCAAGGCTGCGATGGTGAGCGAGCCGTTCGGAAGGGTGACGGGGCCATTCGGCACGGCGAGCCAGCCTTCGACGTCGAGCCCTTGGACATGGGTCGCGCCCGAGACATCCACATCGCCCGGGACCTGGAGCGGCGAGGGAAGCTGGAGCACGGAGCCCGGGAGGAAGGCGCGGGCGATCGTGTCGTCGAGGATCCACCAATTCTGGTTGAGCTCGTCGTAGGCGCCGAAGCGAAGCCGGAGCGTCGGGGTGCGCTGATCGAGGGTGGGTTCGGCCATGGCTAGATTGCCGAGATGTCTATGAGGTAGTAGTAGCCGCCGATCGCCTGCGAGGGAGGGGCGTCGCCCATTGCGTAGTAGCCGGTTCCGGAGAGGAAGTAGTCGCCCTTCGTCGTGTCGGGGACTTGGCCGGAGCCGACCGAGGGATAGATCGGGGTCGAGAAGTAGGCCGCGACCCGGATCGCGACGTTTGCCGCGAGGGGGATCGGCGGGGTGAAGGTGACGTGCTGCCACCCGGAGGCCGACTCGCCGGATGAGGTGACGGTGCCAAGGACGGAGAGATCACTGTCCTTGTAGACCGTCACCTTGTGCGTGGACGCGGTGTCGGTGGGGTCCTTGTAGAAATAGGCACCGAGGAGGGTCTTCCCCGAGGTGTGACAGGTGAATTGGGTCGCGACCGTGATCGGGCCGTTGTTCTGGGGTCCTTCCGTGGCACCCGGGGGCATGCTCGCCGGTGCCCAGAAGACGCCAGCGGTCCGATTCGCGGGAACGACGACGTTGGCGTAGGCATCGACGGAGCAGACGAAGGCGGTGAGGGCCGAGGCTTCCCACGGGGTACCGCAGCGCGGACACGTTTGTACGAGGAGCGTCGGGTCGTGGGTGTCAAAGTACTTCCAGATTTTCGGTGTCGGCGGCATCACCCCTCAAACGGCGTCAGGACGGGAGGACCCCAGCCGAGCCCGTACATCGCGGCGACGATCTTCCCGAGGTTTGCGTTGACGATCGCGTTGACGGTGGGACGGATCATGCGATTCGCGGCGACGACCTGGGGGGTCGCAAAGAGCCCGTCGATGACGTCGAGCGTTTCGTTCCACGCGCGATCGGTCGCGTAGGGGAGCCCGAGGACCGGGGTCTGGGAGAGATCGGGGACGCGGAAGGCCAAGGCGGCGCTGTTCTTCTTGGCGACCCACGCGGCATCCAGGCGATCGAAGGTGAGATTCAGGTCCGCGTCACTCACGTAGGCCATCCCGAGTCCCGAGGTTCGATCGACGCCCATGGGAGCCTCCTTGTTCGTCTAAACGCGCCCTTACCAGAGTCGGTCGCTGGAAGCCAGCTTGGTTAGTTGCTGGGTCCGATCGGCGCCCGCTGCCTCGAGATTGTCGCAGCCGTAGCGGAAGGCATCGACGAGATCCTTGTGCGGATGCGTCTTCACCGGGCGATACGGGGGCAGCGACGAGAGATGAAACGCACCACTCAACGCCTCGATGAGATTCGGGCAGCGCGGCGAGATCAGGATGGCCGGATCGTGGCCCACGCGAGGAATGAAGACGCGGCGGAGGAAGCGTTCTCTCAGGTTGGCGTAGCTGACCTCCTTGCCGGGGCGGTTGGTGTGCATGTGGATGCCGGCCCGCTCGAGGAGCGCCGCGATGGTGCCGAGGGAGCCGACCGAATTCACCTCCGGGTCGCCGGCGTCGAAATAGTCACTGCGGGTGACGAGATCGGTCGCGATCGCGCTGACGACGGGGAGGAGTTGGTCGAGCGGGGTGTTGAAGGGACAGAGCTCCCGATGGATCAGGATCTGGCCATAGGTCGAGAGTTGGCCAAAGAGGACGACCGGGCTGACGGCGCCAAAGTCCCAGAATCGGAGGAGTCGAGCATCCCGGGTGACGGGGGATTCCCGGACGTGGAGGTTCGGGTCGAATTCCGGGACGACCGGCTCGCCCTCGGGGGAGGACCAGGAGATCTCGTACTCGCGTTGCCAGGCACGGAGGGAGAGCCCTTCCGAGGTCTTCTTCTTCCACTCGCCGGCGCGTTTCGTCGGGTCGGCGGTATAATGGAGTCGTAAGACAAAGAAACCATTCCTGGCATTCCGCCACTCCGTGACGCCCGTGCGCGGCGTGTCGGCCGACTCCGGGGGCCGGTCGAGGACGCGCAGATTTTCGAGCGTCTCGCTCATCGCGGCCAGAGCGCGCCCTGGGGTGGTGCCAGGAGCGGGGCGAGCTCCTCCTCGGCTGGGGTCGGAGGGCCAAAGGGAAGGTCGTACTGATCGGGCGGAGGTTGGTCGGCGCGCTCTCCGAGACGGAAGCCTAACAAGAAGAATTGGACGCTTGTTTGATCTGGAAAGTGGACGCGTTCGCCAAAGGAGGCGATGCCATCGACGCCCTGGCCGGTGGGCGACTCGAGGACGATCATGGGGACCTGGAGTTGCCAGAATTGCGCGCGGACGGCGTCCGCGAAGGCGTTAGCGGGGGCGCCCGTCATCGTCTTTCCGGGAATCGAGCCATGCCCAGAGAATGTCCAAGCCGACCAAGGCGAAGACGATCAGGAGGAGGGCACCCAGGATGAAGGAGACCGTGAGCCACATCTCACCGCTTCTGGCGCATCAGCGCCGCCATCGCCTTCTTCCCGGCTGCCGTCTTCATCCGGGGGACGTCGCCCTCGCTGCGACGCTCGCGCCGCGATTCGGTCCGCTCATGGCGTGGGGTGTCGCCGCGCTCCGGGTCCTTCTTCGCGGGGAGCCCCTGCGTCTTGGTGGCGGCGAAATCCCGGAGTTGCTTCGTCGTCATCTTGACGGAGGTCGGCTTCCCCGCCTTTTTGGCGGCGTACTCCATCCCCATGAAATGCTGCTGCGCCTTGGAGACGGATGGCATCACGCACTCCCTATATATATGTAATATATAGTTAGCATTGGTAACGGCTACGCCGGCCAGT